GCATACTATCAAACTTGTTAATAGAAGTCGTCTTAGTTGATGTTGTCTTTCTGTTTCTTGCTGTGCTAGACTTCTTACGAATAGTATTTTTCTTTGTTTGTCTCTTTTTAGCAGGCTTGACCTCTTCAGTTTCTGGTTCATCATCTACCAAAGACCTAAGAAGATCAACAATCTGTTCTATTGTTTCTTTCTTATTGCTCATGTTTCAATTTACTCCTCTGAATATTCAGTAAAATGTCTGATAGGTTTTTTACACTAGTGGCTGTATATTGCAGCCTGTCTGCTCTCATTTTTGCATATTTCTTAATTTTATTCAAAGCATTAGCATTGTCGTTATGTTTAATTGCTTGTGATGATTTTTCTATATATCCATATCCTTTATATGAATTTAGTTCATCTGCAATAGCTTCTTTAATATTCTCTTCTGCCCAATTTACCCTAGCTAATTCTCTGTTGAGACTTCTTTGAACATGAAAGCTAAACTGTCCTAATCTGTATGCTATTTCTCCACAGTCTTGTGGAGTCATAGATTCTAGTACTTTTCTATCCATAGAAAAATAATGTTCTAGTTCAGAGTTTGTAAACTGACCACCATTATATTTAGGTAAACCTATACCTTTTTCATATTCATCAAGAACATCATCCCATTCTTTAACTCTGTCTTTAGTATTCATCCTAATCTTTCTTCCCATTCCTCTAATAAGTTATACGGTAACTCAATATATGTTATAGAATTTTTTTCACACCACTCTGCTTTTTGCCTATCTTTCTTTTTGGCTTTTAGAAAGTTTAGTTTATTAGTATGGTAAAACGGGATAAATTTATAGTGTTGTTCACCATGTACTTCTATACATTTCTTAATCATCGGTATGTAAAAGTCCAAATATAATGTTTCTTTTCTGTTGATAGGTATGGATACCTCTTCTAATATTTGAAGTGTGGGATATATCTTGTGCAGCAGCTTTCTAGCATTGATGTGATGGCTAGACTTATTGGTAGCTGAAGCCTTAGAGACATATCCTTTTAATGACCATTTCCTAATGTTGTCGTCTAAATCAATAATATCCATTACAAACCTAATGCTTCATTAATCTCTTTTAATAGTGCATCATATACGTCAGGGTTATTTATTAAATGTTCTCTAGCCTTCTCAGCACCTTGAAATTTAGGATTACCCTCTACAGTTTCAAAGGTATACCAAGCACCAGCCTGTGCAATCAACCCAACGTCTACACACATATTAAATAATTCCATACTCTTGTCAATACCTTCTCCATATCTAATGTAGCTGGTAGTAGTTGCTCCCGGTGGCCCAAGAGCAGAACATACGACTTGCCATTCTACTTCTTGTCCTATTTGTGCATTTTCCTTACCTACTAGTAGAGGTGCAAATCTTTTAGCCCGTAGTTTAATATCTGTTTGATATGCAATAGCTTGACCAGACTTTTCCTTAAACTCTGCACCATATCCTGTAGGATTACCCATCAGGTGTGTGATACCGATAACAATATTCTTATTTACAGGAATAACATTGGCAACCTTTCTACAGAATTTAGCAAGTAGTTTTGCTCCGTCTGCTCGTTGCATTTTATTCATATCAGATGTAATTTCTGCTTCTGTACATAAAGCAGAATACGAGTCAATGATAACAATACTTCCCGGTTCTTCATTGATAATTCTTTCTGCAATCTGTAAGTATTCTTCTGCGTGTAGAATTTTACCTTGCGTAGAACCTATCAAAGTAAACCTATCTAAATCTAAACCCTTAATACCTTCTATGTCTCTCTTTTTAAGTCGTCCTTCTATATTCAGATAGTAGCAATGTCTAGGCTTTTCTAGATCTCCCTGATATTTAGGATCTAAAGCTACAGCAGCTAAACTTAAAGATGTGACAGTCTTGCCACATTTAGGTTGTCCTGTAAGCACCACAAAGCTACCTTCTGGAACTCCACCATGTAAGATCATATCTAGTGCAGGACTAAGTGGGATGGTCTGTACTACCTTTTCCTTAATAGCATTTCCAGACATTAAAATATCAGCACCAAAAGTTTTTTCTAAGTCTGTGGATAAAGTTTTTGGCTTTTTTGTTGCTTTTGGTTTTTCTTTTGTCATTGTCATTCTAAGTCCTTCAATTTTGATATGATGTTTTTCTTGCCTGTGCTTTTCTTAAACTTCTCATTCTTACGTTCGTACTGTTTTGTCAGGTTTTTATTTTCTCTTTCTAGCTTGCTTTCCTCGCTCTCTATAATAGCAGCTAGATGAGGGGCTCTCAAGGAATAAATTCTTGTACTTTTCGGATTATTTAAAGCCCTTATGATAGCCTTGCAATCGTACTTCTTTAATAGTTTATTTGCAGTGCCTATTTGACCCCTATAGAATGTGGCCCAATCTTTATGAGTCCAAAACCTATAGTATAAGTCTAGCTTATTTTTCTTGGCGTAGTGTTCACATATTATCTCTGTAATATACTGTGCAGCACTAACCTTTTTACCGTTAGAGTACTTTGAGTCGTATTTATTCATGTATCCTGTGAATAGCGTCACTATGACGATGAGATTGAGTAGGGACATTCTTCTTAAAATTGTCTGCTACTTCAGATGCCTCTTTAGTCATAACCGCTACATTCTTTGTTCCTTTTTCTGCTGTCTTATGTATCATTAAGTCCGATGCCTTTACTCTTGATGATGTAGTCTTGACTGTATTATCATCATTAGGCTTACAGTTTTTCTCAATAAATTTATTCACAGCATCAACAGGAATCTTTAGTTCCTTTACAATCTGAGTTACATCATGGCCTTGAGAAACCATCCACTGAATAGCATACTTTTGCGATTTATTTAATCTCATAATAACTCCCTATTTGCATTGTTTAACCACGCGATATTTTTAGTTCTTAGAAAAGAAACATACAGATCAAATACTTTTGGATTTACCCTTTTGAAGTTATATTGACCTTTTCCTACTTTAGCTAATGTTTTATTTGCATGACCTTCAGAATATAAACCAAGAGGATTATATGCTCTTCCGTCTATACCTATCTTAACAAGACATTTGCCGTCTACACGTTTAGCATACGTTTTCTTGCCTTGTTGAGTTTGTCTAGTATTACCGTTGTCGTCTACATAATCTTCTATACCAAACAGGGTATAGAACTCGTCTTCATGCGAGACAGTTTCTTTCTTGGATTGATCCAATGTAAAATCTAAATCATCTGACATAATTATCTCCACTTTATTTTATTCTTAGGTTTCTTCATTTTAGACATGCCTTTAGGCAACTCTTTTTCCAATTCCGTATCCTTGTATTCGTTATGTTTTTTATCTAATGCTATTCGTTCATCCACAGATAGTTTATCTCTATTCCTATTAGCTAGATCGCCAATAGTTTTAAGTTCACTATCTGCTTTCTTTATAGATGCAGATTGTGTAAGAATATCATCGTAGTCTCTTTGACAAGTCTTCTGACATTCTGGACATCTCACTCGTTCTTTATAATTACTGATATAGAAAAACTTCTCAAAACTTTCTTCACATTTTTCACAGTAATAACTATAAGTCGGCATTATTTCCTGACATCTCCTATATATGTGACCCACTGTTCTGGCAATTCCTTTAGTATAGTATGCAGCTGATAGGCAAGTGGCAAGTACTTAAATGATTTTTGTGGTGCAATAGGTTGTCTTTTCAGTGGCATATTGGCTTGTTCAGGGGTTTTATCAGACTTTCTTAAATTGCATTTTATGCAGCATGTGACGATATTTGTCCAAGATGTAGGACTACTATGTTCTCTCCATTTGGATTTCGGTATCACATGATCGTATGTCAATTTGCCCACAGGGAATTGGCTATGGCAATATTGGCATGTAAAATCATCTCTAATAAACACGTTCTTTCTGCAAAAATTAACTGCCTTATTATACATCCTAAAATACTTTATAGTACGGACAACAGAAGGGATTTTTACTGGCCCTGTAGAGCTAATAACCTTATCTTGATTATGCCACTCTATGATTTCTATACTAGGATTATGTTCATGGGTATATCTAAAAGACCATACCATAGCCTTTTTCCAATCTATAATCCCCATAGGAGTATAGTCAGCATTTAATACTAAACAGTTTTGATGATTCATTGTAGTTTATTCACAATGTCCGCAATAATTGGATTTCTCAAAATGTCAACATTCTCTAAATGTGTGAACCCGATATTATGAGTATCTTGCAGACGGTCAATTATAGTAGCAAATCCACCTTGTCTTCTCTGTTCTAAGTCTGATTGTTCTGTATCACCAGTAAGAACCATTTTACTTCTCATGCCTATTCTAGTCAGTAGCATTTTAAGCTGGTCGTATGAAGCATTCTGACATTCATCTGCTACGATAAAAGCATCATGAAAACTACGACCTCTCATCAATCCCAAAGGGACTATTTCTATCTGATGTTTATTCTGTAAACTGGAACGATGTTGTTGTGAAAGAAAATAATTAATCTCATCAAACAGAGGTAGTAAATATGGATGGAGTTTTTCTTCTGCTGTTCCCGGTAAGAAACCCAGTTTTTCTCCAGCTTCCACTACTGGTCTAGTAATGACAACTTTTTCTACTTTAAAATCAAGAAGATATTCTAAAGCCATGCCAACAGCAATATGTGTTTTACCACTTCCTGCCACACCTTGAGCAAATGTAATGGTGTTCTCAGCTACAGCACGAATATAATCTTTTTGGTTAATAGTACGAGGTTTTAATCTGTTTTTAAAACCAACTACGATTTCTTCGGGTTTAACAATCTGTGGGGAACCCACATGGATTTGGCCCTTTCGTTTTCTTTTCTTTTTCAAAATTTCTACCTTTCAAGGGGTTTATATTAGACATGCACCACCTGCACAACTAATTTCTTCTATCCCTACGGTATTGTCCTCTGTCTCTAATAGTTGTGTATAATCTACTTTGGTAAAGCTATCATACAAGTCTGTATAAATTTTCCAATTATATACGTCTTTCATACAATAGGTCAACCTTTTCATATCTTCGTCAAAATACTTTTTAGCAAACCTCCTCATCTTTAAAGCAAATAGTTTTTTGTCTTCACTATCTTTATCTGTTTCTTGGTTTAATGTGATATAGTCACAAGCAGCCCAGAGATTATTATTGAAGGCATTTAAGCCTAGTTCAATAAGACCTGAACACCACAGCCCAGCATCTCCGTATTCTTTAACAATCTCACGACTAGTAAGCACAGCAGTAAATGGAGCCTGTGGATAATCTTTATCTCCACTTAAAGGGATTAGGCTAATTCCTGCAAAGTATTTACGATTATTATAAATAAATTTGGTAACAGCCTCCCATTCGTCAGGCTGCACAGTAACAGTATTACTAACATTATGACTTAAAAAATCTTGTGTGCATAATGCCCTATTTTTCCCAGAGTGTACCCAGTTTCTTTGAGCATCTTTTACTACGCCCAACATTTCTACAGCAGGTAATTGATTTTTAAGTTTAGACCCATCTGGCACTTCTACAGGGAATTTGATTACCTCATCAGTATCATTAGCAGACCATGATGACTTCTCACATGCCTGTGGATTATAACTCTTAAAGTGTTGAAACGGTGCTTCGAGAGTATTAGCCTGAACATGCCTAATATATCTCTTGGCATGATGGGGATGAATACCTGAACTTGTACCTAGCATAGCACTAGATGTTCCTTCTGGCTTTAGACAGGTAACTCTAGCGGCCTGATTTATCTCAATCTTTTTAGCTAGTTCTTTATTTGTATCTACAGCAATCTTAGCACCCTTCTTTAACACCTGTTCTGTCAACACAAGTTCGTGCTTTTCCATAATGCCAGTAAGAGAAACTCCTAACAATGCTTCTCTTTCAAAAATAGCATTAGTTGTTTTGCCTAGATATTCTAGATTAGTAAAGCCTGCTTGTAGTGTTCCGATAATTGCAGCAGCACGGCATCTTTCATAAAAGTCTTCTGCATCAGTAATAGAAGAACAATTAATAGTAGAAAGGTTACAGCCCTGCAATCCTGACTTTCCAGTTGCTTCATCTACAGGCCACATGCCGACTTCTACACAGGGGTTAAATGTCATCTCTGTAGAATCACTCCAGATAAATCCCGGTTCTCCAAACTCTTTGACAGACTCCATGAGTTCTGCAAATTGTTCGTATGTTGTTTCGTCTTTTAGCAGCAATGCTGAGTTATTGCTTCTGGCACGTTGAGGATTATCTATATACCAGTTGCCTGTTTTAGCTTTTGCCATTTCTTCGTCTTCAGGACTAAACAATGCTAATGACGCACTTCTGCGAACACCACCAGATAATACAGCATCGCTTGAATGCATAATAATATCATAAGCATCAATCGGTCTGAGTTTCTTCTGCTCATTTTCAACACACCCATCTAATAGTTCTCTAATTTTTTCTAGCCCATTTTGCAATGGTTCTGGGCCGGGAGCCTTTCCGACCCCAGAGGATAACTGAGAACCTTTTTCTCTGATATTGCTATAGTCAAATGTAATGTGTTGATCTTTAAAATCTGCCCATTTAGGTTCAGCAGGTTTATTAAAGTAGGAACTAAGAAGAATACCTAGAGCATCTGCCCAGCCCTCAATACTATCCTCTATCTTATGTTTTACACCTTTGCGTTTATCTTTTTTATTTTGGCTTAAATTTGGCAGCTTGGCGACATGATGTTTTTGAACACTAAACCCTGTACCACTACCACATAGTAGAAGCCAGAAAC